CTGAGATTACTAATACTGATTTATATTTCATTGTGTTCCCCCGTAAGTTTATAATTCTTTCCTATCAAATCCATATAAGGCATTGAATTGAAACATCATCTTTCTGAATGTCTTATCGTGTTTATCATAATGCGTTTTACCATCTAAGTAAAGTTTTAAATGAACCATCTCATGTGCAACAGTTCTCATCATGTTGACATAAGTTTCTTGATGGTGTGTGCTGATTCTCATAACCATAGGCTCTACATCAAACTCACCACAAATTGTTGGGTCTGTATTGCTTTCAAATATTATTTTGTGCGGAGCTGGAAGATTCCATTCATTGAAGGGAGGCATCTTTCTCAACATATCATAAGTGATTTTAATGGTATGATCGTTGATGAGCCTTGTGGTCATGTTAAAGTCCTAGGTTAGCTTCTACTAATAATTTACTATCGTACTTTTTTACTGCGGTAAACTTTTCAGCTTTATCATCACATCTATATAAGGGGGTTAATACAATATTGTGAAGTTTAGTTTTGAGTTCGTTTTTGAATGATATTTCGGAGGGTTTAAATGGGGATATAAAGCTATTAACTAATTCATTATTGGAATTAAATTCCTCAAATAGCCAGGCATATGGTTGTTTGCCAGCGTTAATCATCATGTAATCCTTCCATAGCCATCTTACTTACAAAATTACAAGAGGCCTTAAATGCTACAAATATTATTGCAATAGGAATCATACATATCCCTAAAAATCCTACAAATAAACCAAATTGTGTTTTCATTTAACCTCCAGATGTTCTTTTTCAAATAACCAGCCGATTGTAGCACGATGTGCTTCTTCCCACATATTAACACGCTCTTCTCTGGTCATTTTACTACCTTGATCAAGATTAGCATGGCACTTAAAACACATTGCTGCGATTCTATAATCTGAACTTTTCATAGAGGTAGATTTACCATCCCTCATTTGATTTGAATGCGCTGCAACAACTGTGCCGTCTTCAATCCCACACACTTGGCAGGGGGATTCTCTGGTTATTACCAATAACTTTTTGTTTCTATATAATCCCATGTGCTCTTTCTATAGCCCTAGCAAATGCAGTATAATTAATGAACTTTTTACCAGAGAAGTTTTCAGATTCCCATATAAGAGTAATAAATTCTTCAGATAAAGGTTTAACTACCTTTGGCAGTTTGTCCATATCTTCTGATGTAAGTTTTTGTTCCATCCATTGTTTGTAATTTTCCATTAATGCATTCTCCTACGCATATTAGATTCTAATGTCTTAATCTTATTTTCAAGCTTTCTAAGTTTATCATTAGTAGCTCTTGTTTCTATATTATGATCTGTAATTTTTTTTCCTAAAGACTCTAAGCATTTGCCCATACGGATGCCAAGCTTACGATCTATTTCATATATTTCTTCAGCTATTTTTATAAGCTCTTGTAGCATATATATCCTTATTAGGTTTAACCATCTTACTTAAACAAGTGGCACATTTAAATCGTTTGACGTGTTTACTTGCTGTATAAACTACCTTACCTGTTTCTGCTGGCCTAAATGAAAGGCATGAGGAGCAGTACTTCTTTTCACTCATTTCCTAGTTCTTCTTTTGATAGCAGGTAATCCTATCACTTTTTCATCTTCCATCATAGCTTTAGCCATGGCTTTAGCTTCTTCTGGTATCTTATGAACTGGAGTGCCACGAATGAGATAACCCATCATGGCCATACCAGCATAGACAGCTTCTAATTGTTCTTTATCATTCATTTGATTTTCTCCAATGTTTTAATATCAGAAACAATATTAATACCAATGGATCTTCCAGCAACTGAGATGGTCATAGCATCTTCATTTGAATTTACTATTTCAATCGCTTCTTTTAATCCAGCATTGTATCCACTGTTATACAAACTATTACCATCAATAATCATTTGAATGGCATTGCGTATGAGCATAGATTGTTTACGATTTGCGCCTGCAATCTTAAGCTTATCATGTAATTCTTTAGGCAAATAAAAGGATATTGGAACTAAGTTTTCCCTTGCCATAATGTATACTCCCTATAAAGTTTATCTAACTGTGCCTGGGCATCAGCATTTGTTTTTAATTGTGCTCTTGATTCCAAGTCTAAATAAAATCTTAGCCATTGAGTAGCTGATTCATAATCTTTAGTTGAGATGTCATTTTTTGAATAAAGAAACTCCCAAAAATTTGGATCACGGCATAACATTCCAGCTATGCGTAAAGCCCTATCACCAGCAAATTCTTCTTGAGCATTCATTGGTTTTTCGTTTGAATCAAGCCTTACCATTACAACTTGATATCTAGCCCCAACGAAATCCCTAAGTAAGTCGTTAGGAATGTCGTCAGGATGCATAGATAAAGTTAATACATAACCAGTTTTATCTTGTTTAAGAGCTACCTTAACACCTTCAAACTGTATAGTTTTCATTACTTATCCCAAGGATTGCCAGCAGCAGCTGGTTTTTCATATGGTTCTGATATGCCTACTGAAAGGAAGTCTTCACCATTCTTGGTATTTTTTTTCCAACATGCAAGTGATAACTTGATATTACCTTCTTTATTTTTAGTTAGTAAATCAATAAGCAAATTACGATCCACATGAATTAAACCTCTCATGTCTGGATGGTTCTCTGCTTTTTTATCACGGTTAATAAATACTGAACCTGTATTAGGTTTGTTAATAAACTCAGCCATTTTATTTCTCCTCTAGTTTTGTTTTAGTTTCTGTAAATTTTTCCATGAGTTTTTTAAATGTCTCAGGATCTACCTCTTTAAGCTTATCAAATAATACTTTGTTCTTTTTAAATATGTCCATTACATCTTCTGTTTTTGTACACATCACTAAAAATGCTTCCGTACTATTTTGAATAAGATTAAGCCATGCTATAGCATCAGATTCCATATAAGCTGGAGCATCTATAATCCAACCCGATGGATCTTCTTCCCACTGAGTACGTTCACCTACAATGCGTGGACTTTTAACTGTAGGCTCAGCTTTTTTTGAGTCATCTTTTCCTGTAGTAGCGTCAAGAGAGTCGTGTTCAACAATCTCCATCGCTGAAACCCAAAGATAGCGTCTCAAGTATGTCTGCACCGCCCCAAGATTCTGAATTGCATGACAACCTTTCAATTCAGCTGAAGACATAGGTGAACTCAATACCACAAAGTTTCCTTGTGCTATTTCAGTTGCATCTGTATCTACAATGGTTAACGTTGCAATCTCTGTACCAAAAGATACAGTCCCACATAAGCCTACTTCTGCAAAGATTGTTTGAATCGTTGGTAAGAAGTCTGCTAATTCAAAGTACTCATATCCAGCAAATTTATTCTTGCCAGATTTCTTCAGCTGTGATTGTTGTAACTTAATCCTCGCCTGTTGTAACTTTTTATACACATTCATTTTCTAATACCTCTATAAGTTTTTCTATATAATGCTTAGCTTTATAAACATCTGCTAAGCCCCCTTTCTTAGGATACCTTGTAATGTATTTAACAATATTGCCTTCAAGATAACCTAAACCGTTGCTAACGATATAATCCCAAGGTTGAATTGCCTTACCCTTGTAATGATCACCCGCTACTTGATGGTCGTTTGCTGACCAATCATATTTTGTACCAGCTCCACTCATGTTTGAGCCTCCATATATTCTTTATATTGTTTACACCATCTATTAACCAAACAATAATCTTTACATCTAGTTCTGTCGCCTTTGCGTACTTGTATCTCAAAATCTTTACCAGCATCTTTTAAAGCTGCTTCAGCAAGTTCAGAAGACTCATGAAGTGATTTAGCTCTTACACCACCTACTTTAATGACTGCCCATACTGGAGGTTTTTCCCACATCTCTTGTGGTGTGCATTCTGGTAATTCAGCATTTGTTTCCATGGAAAATTCAGCTGCACTATGTTTAGCAATACGGCCTTTAACAAAAGCTTCTTGTTCTTCAAATGTCCACAATGGAATATCTACGACTGCTACATTTCTTTGTGGATAGTCTGGTTTGCGTTCAGCTTCACGCTTTGACCAGTCTTTAAGAATGCCAACAATTTGTAAAGATTTGATAGTAACTTTTTTATTGACTGCAACTAACCATGCATAGATATTAAGTTGTTGTTCCCATTCAGGCTTGTCATTCATAACCGCCCAAACAGATGTAGTCTTATAGTCTTTAATATGAATGCCATCAGGATCTACAACTTGAAGATCAATTGCTCCAGATACATGCCAACCATCTAGTTCAGCACTTAATCGCTGTTCAACTAAGTTATGTTCATCAGCGCCCTTTTCAAGCACATTATGAACTGCTGATCCAAAGATAGACCAAATCATATCTGATACATCTTGCTCTAAATCATCATCATGTTTCTTTAATAGCGTAACAATCTTAGGGCTGTTAAGAAGACTTGTTGCTGATATATGAGCTTTGCCTTTTGAATAGCTAGGATTTTTAGCTATATTTACAAAAGGTTGTGGCAATTCGTATTCATTGGTGATCTTCATGCTTCACAATTTCCACTAGGGCACAATGCGTTATTAAGCATAGCCTGTTCTAATTCATCAAATGCTTTGTCTTTAGCAATAGCATCTGCTGATCTAGATACCTCATCAAGTAAATGATATTCCGTTTCCATACATCGCATCTTAATAACTAAGCCACGACTACGGCCATGATCTGCTAATACAGATATAACAAAATCTGTAGGTTCAAATCCATCTTTAATAAGATCATCATACTTCTTATCGTCTATTTCAATTTCAGATAATACTAAGAATCGTTTCATATTTTCCCCCGTTTTAGTAAAATGAGATGTCATGTTGGCACATAATAAAATACATGTCAATAGGTTGTACCTATATTAATTCATCTGTTATAATAAACATTATGAAAACAATTAAACTAACATTACCCTATCCTCCAACCGTTAACCATTATTGGGGGCAGCTTGGATCTAAGAAATATCTTGGAAAAAAAGGAAAAGAGTTCAGAGAAGCTGTGTTTTTATGCTCTTTAAACGCACGCCAAGGGGCCTTAAACGAACGATTGCATATGGAGGTATACCTGTACCCTCCTGACAATAGAAAGAGGGATGTAGACAACATTCTAAAGCCTTTGTTGGATGCCTTAGAGCA